CTTCGATAGTGAGATCCTCCAACTTGTTTTTTATAAATGTCGCTCATATTATATATCCTTTATTTGCTCTCTTTGGTTCTACTATATGTAAATTTTCTTTTGTTCTTGTTGCACCAACATAAAATAATCTATTTTCGTCATCTGGATTTCTCTCATACGTATTCATAGTCGTTTGTGTTAGATCCGTCAAGAGAACAACGTTCTGTGCTTCCCCACCTTTAGCTGCATGAATTGTTGACAATTCTATTCTTGGTTTTTTATTTAAAAATTCACCATTTGCTCTCATTTTTCTCAAATAATTTACTCTAGTTTGACCTGCATCATCAAAAGCTCTGTACCATTCATCACTTGTTTTTAAGTCATAATGTTTTTTTAAAGTATCTATGTCATACATGCCCTCTTTAGCCATACCCTTTATTTTTTGTTTACTAAAATTTTTATCAGTCATGTATTTAGATATTTTTTCTAATTGTTTAAAATTTAATGGTTGGCCTTTTCTTAAATATTCCCAATCAGTTGCTGCTTCTTGCAAATCTTTTTCATAATTTCTTTTGTATCTGTTTTCATAATAAAAACCTTTTCTATACAAAGAATCCTCTACATCTTTTAACATATGTCTTGTTCTTGCTAACACTAGCCATTCACCTGTTGACATATCCACACTATCTATATCAAAATGTCTATGCAAACTTCCTTGGTTTGTTTTAGGTTGCCAATTTTTATCTATTCTATTTCTAATTCTATTAATTATACCCATCGCTAAACCATGAACTTTAGCTGGTATTCTAAATGACTGTGTTAATGGTAAATTTATCATTTGATTTTGTAGTGCAATAAAAGAATCTACATCAGCGCCGGCCCATTTAAATATAGCTTGGTCATCGTCTCCTGCAATAAATGTATCTTCTGTTTTATTCCAAATAGATTTTGCCATATCCCATTGCATCAATGACAGGTCCTGTGCTTCATCTATAAATACTACATCAAACTTTGGAGATTTATCTGACTTAGTAAACTCTGTAA